AATCTAAGACAGCAGAGTCAGGAGCAGCTAATGTTGACTCAACCATTGAAGGTTTAAAAGAATTAATCCATTTAACTGCCTTTGGATTTGTTACTGGTTTATCAGCAAATGCCTTACCCCATTTATAACCTTGCTGCGCTACGTTTGTCAATTGTGTTCCATCAGAGTTATCAAGGATTAACATATTATTTTTAAAGAATCCTTGGAATCGACCGATGTTCTTTTGAACTGCTTTCCATAATGTGACAACAGTTGTAGTTGGCAATGATCTTTGTCTCTCGTCATTGCGCTTAATTGCTGTATCTAAATCTGTGTTTACAAAAATCATTGCTACATCATAACCTAATGCTTTTAAATTCATTGCTTGATTTCTGATTTTCTCTTCGTCTTTACCAGTTCCGTCAATGACTAAACCTAATCGACCTTCAACATATCTTTCAAATTGAATACCAGTTAATCGTTTTGCTCTATCTCTTATTGCTTGTCCTTGAACAGTAAAGATTGTTTCAGGGTCCATTGTTAATCCTGCTTTCTCCATTGCTCTTTCAAATGCAATGTCAGAATTTACAATTTTAAATCCATGAGCAGCCAATGATGTTTGACCAACCATAAAAGATTTACCTGAACCTGGTCCACCTGCTAAAAAGATTGCTTTAAAGATCGCAGGATCATTTGGTCCTTCGTTTACAAAATCTTTATACTGCTTCATAGTGTTACCTCACCAGGAATGTTAGAAGCAAACGCAATATCTAATCCTAAGAACTTCATTAAACTACTAAACATCTTTTTACCTAGAGAAGCAATCTTTTTCAATATACCAGACACTTTCTTTATAACAGCTTTAATTGCATTGTTTACTTTGTCAATTAATACTTTACCTATTGACTTTGCCTTGCTTGCGGCTCTTTTTAACATATCTAAAGGTCCTTCTGCAAGAAAGTCTTCAGTTAATAATCCATCAACCTGAGATAGTTCTTCCATTACTAAACCATGAAATGTTTGAACCTCTTCTTTAATTGAAAGACGGAATGCAGAGTAAGCAGGACTTGCTCCACCACCTTTCTTAAATGCTACATAAGGTTTAACTGACTGAGAATATTTTACAATAATAGGATCGTGAATTGTATTGATTGGTTCTAATACAACTGTACCTGAAGGGTCAAACTTACCTAATAAATTAGCTGCAGCTTTAGAATTAGGAGAACCAAATTTTTGATTACCTGTACTTGCTTCTAATACAACATATTTAGAAAACATTGTATTTGCTTCGGTGTTTGAATTGATGTAACTTTCCAACATAGCAGATAATTCTTTATTACCTTTATCTTTTTTCTCAAAGTCAATAACTGCATCGTTCTTTTCACCGGCCTTTGAAGATTTGCTCAATGCCGTAACTGATTCTTTTGAAATCAGAACAGTCATATTTTCTTCCATTGTGGAAACCAAATCTTGAGCAAACTTTTTCTCATTACCCATTTCAGCAAGGGCAGCTTTAACAATTGCGATTGCTTCTTTCTTTTCAGCTGAAGCTAATTGAGAACCACCTGCTTTCTTTAATGAAATCTTTTCGTTGAAGTCAGAAGATGCAATATCCGTCTTTGGAGTTTTATTCCTTGCGCCAGATTCTTTCCATATAGGACCAAGACTTACTGAACCAATACCACGACCAGTTTGAACTAACTGTTTGGCAGATAAACCTTTCTTAAAGTTTTCGGCAATTGTAAATGATTGTTCTGAGTACTTATCCCAATATTTCATTGCGACTTCTTCTGTCGCAGGATCTGTACTTACACCATTTAATTTATTATAAGCAAATACAATAAGGTCTTCCCACTCTGCACCAGAAGGAATACCTCCTCCTTCTTTATAATGAGTGAAGGCAGATGACTTATAGCCTTGTCCGCCTTTTAATCGAATAACCTTTCCATCAGGTCCTTTAATAAATTTCTCAATTTCACCAGTTTCTTTACCTACTGAAACTTCGACTTTACCGCCTGATACTATTTCAAATACATCACCCTTAGTATAACCAAGTTTGCCTAGTTCAGCAAAGTCGGTACCTTTCCATACAACCTTATGACCAATTACATAGTCGGGTTTCATTAGAGAAGCTTCATTGATAGAAGCAAATGTTTTAAATCTGCGCATAAATAACCTGTGTTAATTCTAATGTACTTTAGTTTATTTATACAGATAAGTCTATCTAAGTTCTACATCTCCAAAGACATTTTTACCAGGTTTACGTTTATTTAGCCTAAGGCCAATATCGGTCTTGTCAAATACAGGACCATCATCATAATTCTGTTTCTTTCCCGGCGATTGACCACCCCCAGGACCGTCAAGATTTATATTGCTCTGAGCCGATTCTTCCAACTCATAAATCTTCATCTTTGCTCTTTCGATACCAACTAGGAATCTTCGATAATAACTGATGTCTCCCCAACGATTCTTCAACTGTTTAATCATCAGTTGATTCATTTCGTCAAGGTATTCAGAACTAACAAGACCAAAGATTGCATCTGCCGTATGAGTAATACCCATAGATTCAGAAGTATTTGTTAAGTCAACATCAGAGTTACCATAAGCATCTCTGTTATATTGAGAAGATGTAACGATTGCACAATTGTATTCCATTGCCAATCCACGAACTTCTTCTGCGATTGATTTAACTAAAGTATAACTGTTTGCCGCTGCTGCACCTTTAACTCGAGAGGAAGAACAAATATTCAGGTAATCTAAAAAGATAACATCAGGACTGAAGTTCTTTTTAAGTTTGAGTTCATTCAGCAAATGTCTGAAATGACCACTATGTGCAGAGCCTGTTGGAAATTCTTTAATAACCAACTTACCTGTTGTCTTTGTTTTGTAACGAGCCATTCTTTTTTCAAATACATCACGAGGTACTTCAGCAACTTCGTCCAAAGTAATATCCATAATGTTTGCGTCAATACGACGGCCGATTTCTTCAGCAGCCATTTCCATTGTAATATACAGAACATTCTTTCCATACATCAAATGATTTGCTGCCATGTGACATTTAAGTAAAGACTTACCACCACCTGTTGTTGCCAACAAGACAGTCATAGATTTACGAGGTATGCCACCTTTTGTAATTTTGTTAAGGATGTCAATATCAAATGGAATCCTTTCTTCTTTGCGATGATAATGTTCATAACGATCGTCAACATCTTCAAGGAAATCATGACCTACTGATTGGTCAAAACTGATACCTAAACTATCAGATAGCAACCTTGGTATTTCACCTTTTCCTTGGTCAGTATTTTGTCCGTCAAGAATAAGGATTGACTTTCGGATACTATTATATAAATCTTTATCTTGACAAAACTTTTCCGTTTCATCAATTAAAAATTCTATATTGGTATCTTTATCAATAGTCATTTCACCAACTAATTGATGAACACCTTGATATGTATCTTCAGTCAGATCCTTTCTTTTATCAACAGCAATCTTTAAAGCTTCAAGAGAAGGCGGCTCCTTGTACTTTTCTAGGTACTCGGAAGCCGTCTCAAATACTTTACGAAGAACGGTATCATCAAAGTAATCTTCTTTAAGATAAGGATATACCTTTCGGCAATAGTCCTCATTCAGAATCAGATTCGATAGTATCGTCTTCTCGAGCATCATTTCCCTCCACATTAGTCAGCTTGTACTTTCTTTCAACAAATTTATTAAATGAATCGTTTTGGATTAGGTCTTGGAAGAAACTATCATCTTCTTCAATATCCTTTCCTCTACGTTTCGGTTCAATAATTTCACCAGTTTCAAGGTCAGTCAAATTATACCATCCTTGTGTTGCCTTTGTAATATGACCAGATTCAATCGCAAGATCCATTAAGGAACTCCACTTTTGAATACCTGAATCATATAATACTTTAAACGGCAGCTTTGCTTTTTCTTTTACGTATCTTGACTTTTCAATATTGATAGTAAATTTCCAACCTGCTAGGTCAGTACCATCTTTCTCTTGGGCCTTAGATATAATAAAGATTTGATTCGCAGAATAGTAAATACCTGTACCACCTGAAATAATGTTCTTAGGAAATAACCCAATCTCTTTATATGTATGGTTAACTGCGATACAAGGAATATCCTTTGTAGTCAGTTTAGGTGTAATGATTCTGAACAATGACTTGAGTGCTTTTGCTCTCGACATATCCGCTACTGATTTTTCATTCATAGCATCCTCAACTTCTTTCTTCGAAGCAAGGTTACCGATTGAGTCAATCATTAGGAATACATTGTCACCTTTCGATACTTCGTCCAATCTTTTTGTAATATCAAACTTTAGTTGTTCAACATCTTCAATTGGAATGTGAAGTACTCTTGTTGTATCAATATCAAAAGATTCTAAATACTCAGGTGTAATACCATATTCAGAATCGTATAACAAAGCAACACCTTTCGGGTACTTTTTCAAATAAGCCTTCATACAATATAAGCCGAGCAAAGTTTTGAAACTTTTTGATTCTCCTGCTACAACTGTAAGACCTGGGATAAGACCACCTTTCAACGAACCACTAAATGCAATATTTACAATAGGTAGTTCTGTTTGAATAGGATCCTTATCTTTAAAGAAAGCAGAATCAGATAGAGCAGATGCCTGCTTTATTGACCCAGCTTTTAACATTTTATCGAGTAAACTCATTTTATTCTCCACTTAAAATTTGATGTAACTTATCGGCAAACGCATCAAGTTTCTCATATCGGTTTGGCCAATATATGTAATCCTTTTCTGGGTTAGCTTTTAAGTTGTTCAATAACGGTACGACCGCATCATATAGTAATTGAGCCTTAGCAGCGTTCTGTTCAGCAGAAGCAGATGTTGTTTCAACCTGTTCCTTTGCTTGTTGAACTACTTCCAATTCATCGGCGTCAACAGCAGTAAAACCAAAATCAAAATCAAGTATAGTGGTTTCTTTTTCTATAGACATATAATCTCCTTAAAAAAGGAGGGCACCGAAGTACCCTCCGTGCTGTTATTAACTACGTGCCAATTCCTTAAAGATACTAAGGTCATCATCATCATCACTAGCGGTTGAGCCTACATTAGGTTCAGCCGTTGCCATTACTGGTTCAGCTGTATCGTTGGACATATCAGATAAATCCAATTCATCAGCAGTTTCAGTTACCGGTGCAGAAGCAGTCGGTTCATCATTTTGTAAATCAAGAACACGATAGAGTTTAGTTTTCAACTCGGAATATGACTTGAAGTTCTTTTCAGAAACAATTTCTTCGAGAGAATGTTGTTCTCCCCAAATTCTTTCCAACTCAGCATCGTCTTCAGACAATGGTGAAGCAGGGTCGAACTCAGACTTGTCATAGTTAGGATAACCTTCAAACTGTCTGATTTTGAGACGGAAGTTTGCTCCTTCCCATAGGTCAAACGGATTTACTGGATCCTCATCTTCAAAAGTTGGATTCATTAAATCATTCAACTTATCAAAGATTTTCTTACCGAATTGATAAAGGAATACTTTACCTTCGTTTTCAGGATTGCCTGAATCTTTAACGATATAGACATTAGCAGTATACTTGAGCCTGCGCTTTTGCTTACGTGCTTGGTCTTTATCAGATTCAACTCCACTATTCCACAGTTTAGAATTAAACTCAGAAACAGGATCATCCTGGTTCAATGTGGTTAGTGAATTTTCGATATACCATAAACCTGTAGGTCCTTGGAATCCATGATCCCACAACCTTACGAAAGGCATTTCTTCACCTTGAGGTGCAGGCAAGAAACGGATTACTGCGAATCCATTACCAGCTTTGTCTCTCGTTGGTTTCCAAAATTTTCCTGCGTTAGGGTCTTGGTATGATTTTGAAGATATCTTTTCAAGTTGAGAGTTCAACTTATCCAAGGTCTTCGTGCGATTCTTCTTCAGAGAAGAGAAGTCTGTTAGTGCCATAATTTTTCTCCTTATATAGCGTTATATAGCGTAGTATTAAATATCAAACCGTTCCTTGACCATTGTCTTAAAACGATTTGGTTCAAACTCCAAGAAAGGTTTATACTTTCTGGATTTGTCTATTATATCAAAACTAACATGTTTGTCAACTATTTTCTCACTCCAGTACGAAAATATATTCGCCATGAAAGCTAAAATAGTAAACGTCTCAAGACTAATCTTCTTTTGTAATAACAATGTCATCACAAGAGGATGTTGTCCATCGACTGATATAAAGTTTCGCTTGTATTCATCATTAAGATGAGCAAGCTCGGATTTGAAGACATAACCTAATGATTCTATCTTTTTCCTCCAATTCATATATCTGGCTTCGCCTTCGCTGTCAAGCAAATCGCGTACCCAGATGTTTTTATTTATTAAAAGATTACTTAAAATGAGTCCTTGAACATCATCTTTTTTCGCTAATTTTGCGAATGAATAGGCATCGTTTCGAGACATAAATGTTTCGTAATTTGCACGTACCTTTCCATTGTATTTAAAGTAATCGTAATTGTCCGTTGTAAAATGTTTTTTCAATGCTAAGAATTTAACATAAGCATTAAAACTATCATCACTTGCTAAAGTCTGTGATATCTTGTTCATCTTCCTTCTTCACCATCTTTAAAGTAACTGCCTCAGTCCGAATCTTTTCTTTCAAGATAGAACTCTTCTTTACGATTTGAGCAATTGTTTCTATTTCAATTCCATTCTTCTCGGAGAAGTCGACTAAGGCGTCAATATATGGAACTCCTTTTGAAATATGTTTGCTTATTTCGTGATGGATTTTATCGGGTGTTAGAGCTACAACGGACATATCAGTTTTTTCCTTTGAATTCTTTTTTGTCATGTATACCTTATATTATATACTAGTTAACTGCGTATGTCAATAGTTATTTTTTGAAATGTATAATAAACCTGCCCAGCTGAAGTATTTCAACCGGACAAGTCTATTATAACAAAGTTTTACTTAGATGTCAATCTATTTATTAAGTTAACATGTGGACTTCGATGACAAGAGTATAACACCAAAAGTGTCTATACTTCTTCAAATAAAACATTCTCTACATATTGATTCTTGCGTTCTTCAGGTACACCCATTGCGAGTATTGAAGAATGAAGCATCTTATTCATTTTCTGATTACGACAATATTTGTTCTGTGCTTCTTTTGTATTCAGACAATCTAATTTCTGATGAACAGGATTTCCCATCTCTGAACAATAAAAAGTAACTAGGTTCAAAGCCATCTGACAAAGTTGGTCTGTTTCTAATCCTTCTCTTATTGAACCTGCGCCTACAATATTTTCGGAAAAGATTTCTTTTGCCCAGTCAGGCATCTCTCTTGCTCTTGTCCAAGTTAGTTCTTCGGTTTCGTATTTAAACTTATCTAGGAATACATGACCTCGGTCGTGAAGTGGAGAGTAATCGCAAAAGCAACCTGATATCTTTTTAGGATTAGCAACAATATCTAAACCGAAGATAGGAAGGTCAACATCAAACTCAGGAAACACATTAATATGCATTAACCACAATTTGTTTTTACCTACAGGTTCAATTGTTTTTAAATGACATTTGCGAATAACATCGTTTGACCAAAAGTGATCTTCCCAACCGTTTAAGTCTGCTGTATGTTTAGGATTCTCATAACGTTCCATGTAGGAATCAAACACATTACAGATTTCCTCTGATAAATTTCTCAATCTATCAAAGAGAGGACTTTCAATTTTATTCATTGTCTTCCCAACCGCCCATCTGTCTTGCCATC